ACTGATAACGAAACTCATTACTTCGAACACACGTTCGATTAGTTGAATTCGTATTAAACTTACCATTCTATATCATTGCACAGACAACACTGGAATTTCAACGAAAACATTAGACACAAATTATTCACAATAATTTAACCTACGGCGTGTTGAGATATGAATATACCTCGCAACCGTTGGAAACAAACGAATTTGCGAGGTATTGTGTTGATTTGCAGGAACAATAATGAAAGGTTACCACTATGCCAAGGATGACTCAAGCCAGGCGTAACGCACTGGAAGCAGCCCGACTCGCACAGAAGAGAGCGCGCGATAAAGAGTATGGACTCCGAAAGCGCGGAGCAGCAATGGTGGGAGAATACTCTCCGAGACTCAACTGGCATGAAGTTGAGCAAATGAATACCAGGGAACTGCGATCATATAGCAAGAAACTGGGGAAGTTTTCCGCAGAACGTTCTAAGGTGCTCCAGTCTGGCGAGGTTCTACCTGAGAAAATCATTAGAAAAATCAACGCGAATATACGAGTACATAATTTAAAAGCAGCAAAAGAGCGCGCAAAGATTGACAAGGTGAAAGCCAAACTGCCGACAGTAGGGGAAAGATTCGTAAAAACTCGAGCCAGCGTGGGAATTGACCCTAATACCATGAAGCCCTACGTAGAAACGGAAGTCGGAACCACTGGATCAGCATTGCAGTCTATAGTTCAGTCAGAGATGCCGGAGAATATCAGACAGGCCATGTCAAGACTCAGGAAATCAGAGCAATGGGCGCGTCCGAACTTCCGGAAAATCTACAGGACACAACGGAACTCGGCAATATCCATGCTGAAAATGGTGCGGCTCGATGATGTAGCCGAAGCTGTTGGCAGTATGTCAGAACTAGCGTTTTCGGTAGCTGTGAACCGCTATGGGCTGTTCGATGAACTAGAAGTCTGGTATACGGATAATCAGGAAGTTCTGGACTGGCAAATTTCGCGGAATCGCACCGAATATGAGGGCTTCACGTCACGTATGCGTGACATGGTGTCCGCACTAGCGCAACTATAATCATGGCCGAGAAACAGGAGTGGTTCGCCGGAAGAATGATAGTAGAAATCCACGATGACGATACGGCGAATATAGCAGGATGGAGACTAGCATCGTGGAAGAATCCGGATGTCACCATCAAGGGCGACGACACGCGAATGCTGGTGCAACGAATAGAGTCCATGAAAGCAAGCCATATAGTGATGCTCGATCTCGATACTGAGGGACGGCTGATAATGGAAGCGCTTGCCCAAATGGGCTGGAAATCTTGCGAAGAACCAGCGCCCAACACTTTCAGAGCACTTGTCACTGACCGAGGGAAAATCATGAGCATCCGAATTCGCGTAAAACGTGGAACTGTAACGCTTATAGACTTTCACAGAATACTGCCGGTTGGAATAAAAGCACTCAGAACAGTTGTGTGCGACGGCGATACCGACTGGCGCATCAGTGACAGTGTGAATATAGCAGCGAGAGCTCTGCAATTGTTCGCGGGGAAAATGGGATTGCGACGAATGACCCTGAGCACTAATGCATATCAGGATTATCTAGAAATGATAGGAAGGAAACAGGCGCGGCGCTGGTTTCCCAGGCTGACGAACATTGAATACGACTATGCCAGATCAGCATTTCACGGTGGACTCGTTTATCTTCGCCCTGAATGCATCGGGAAGGATCTGGGAAAAGGAATCAGCGTAGACTATAACTCACTTTACCCGTCGGTATCTATAGCGAACCCGTTGCCCGTGGGAAGGCCAAGACAATTCGAGGGTAAGCCAGGAAAGACCGCATTTGGCACACTCTATATAGCAAGAGCACTCATAGACTGGACAATCAAAGATAACGGCATCCCAGTAATGCCTAGACGATATTGGACTGACAAACATGGAGAATCGAGTGATTATCCCGTCGAAGTGACGCTAACTTCAATCGACTGGGAAGTGATGAACGAAAACTATGATATTGACGTTCTCGAATGGAGGGGAGGATATTCATACATGGCGTTCAGTGGACTATTCGACTCGTATGTGGACAAGTGGGGAACGATGAAAAAGGAACATACCGGAGCGGAGCGCATGATAGCAAAGCTCATGCTGGTAAGCCTATTCGGAAAAATGGGAAGCAAAACTGAACGGCAGAACACAACGGTAATTACGAACGACGGTCATGTGGATTACGAACTCGGAGAGGTTAAACGGACACACGGGATATATGCTCCCACCGCCGCATTCATCAACGCCTATGGGCGGCGAGAGACCGCTCACGCGATAGCGGCAAACAGGGATCGCGTTGTCTACGCGGATACGGACAGCATGCACCTCATTGGATATGACGATCCGAAAGGAATCAGACTCGACCAAAACGAATTCGGAGCGTGGAAAGTGGAAAAGAGATATATTCGCTCTCGACATGTACGAGAAAAAGCATACTGTTGGGAGGATGAAAACGGCTTCGACTGCAAATGTTCCGGTATGCCTGGAAATATAAGAGCAGCGATGAATTGGGAAACATTCAAAGCGGGATGGCATAATTGGAATGCAGAAGGTGAAATCATCCCAGGACTAGAGCGAACATCATTGGTAAGCGACGGGGAGCATATCAGGCGCGTGCCACAAAAATTCTCGATAGTGGGGTAATGTAGAAGCGCGGCCGTCGAGAACAACTGCATAAAAGCAGACTGAAACGGTGCCAATGGCCACTAGACAAGCTCGAAAGGGTGTGGCGTAAGTGATCGTCAATCACCACCGAATCGTCTCGAACGACTGCATATAGCCTCCATGCTACGATTTCGTAGTGTGGAGGCACTACTATACGGAGGCATCAATGGATGAACTACTCGAACAACTCAAATCGCTGACAAGCCTGGATGAACTCGGCGGTATGGTCGAACAGCTGGGCGGCATCTGGTCGGGAGCGCAGGCAGACTGGGATAAGAACCTCGCAGGGCTTAACGACACAATCGCTGAGCGTGACGAGCAGATTAAAACTCTCCAGGCTGAGAACTACAAGCTGATTACAGCTCTGGGAGAAGCTCAGAAAGACAAGGAAAAGTCAAGCCTCAATGTCGATGAGGATGATGATGAAGAAGAAGAGAAATCCATTGAGGATTATCTCGTGGACAAGGACGAGGAGTAAGCATGGTACAGAAAGCTCTCAAAATCAATAACGTTGACCTGGCGAATAAGGTTCGACTGGGTTTGAAACGTCGGGGAATCGAATACGCCGACATGATACCGAAGGCAACCGCTGGCGATATTCGCTCAACGATGGATGCCATTAAATCGTTTGATCCTCAATGGAACGATTTCATCAACGTTCTGCAGAACGATATTCTGCTCACCATCTTCCGTAATAACGATTACAACAATCCGTTGAAAATGTTCAAGCGCGATGGACTCTACACGGAAGGTTCATGGATTCAGGAGATCGCTCTCGGGCTGCTCACCGCTCACCAATACGAGAAGGAAGCCACCAACGTTTTCGGTCTTGAGGAGCCTGACTATCATGTCAACTATCATCGTCAGAACTCGCGTCTGAAGTGGAAGGTGAGCATCTCGCCGGACATGGTGGAACAGGCCATGTATGGCGGCGATGACATGGGAGGCGCGAGAATGGTCAACACCGTTCTTGCACAGCCGCTAAATTCCAGTGAGTGGGCAGACTATCTGCAAATGCGCCACCTCTTCAGCGAGTATCAGAACGCAGATGGATTCTATAACATTCAGGTCGCCGACCTGGCCTCTCTGACTACCGGAGCGGAGAAGGCCTCCGAGGGCGGCAAAATCGCTGAAATCATTCGAGCGTTGAATCTCGACATCAACGGATTCTATCGAACTAAATACAATCCCGAAGGCGTACCTACTGTCACGCGCAGAACGGTATTGTTCGGAACGCCGAAATTCTATGCATCATTCGACGTGAACGTGCTTTCCGCGGCATTCAACATGGACCGAACCAATTTCACGGCAAACCGCCAGGTCGTCGTCGACGACTTCGAAATGCCTGGAACCCAGTGCATCCTGGCCGACGAAGATTTGTTCGTATCCGCTAACACGAAGATGAAGACCGCCTCTATTTATGATCCTGAAAACGACGTGACCAACCAATGGTTGCACCGTTGGGGAATTTATAGCATGTCGCGTTTCGTGAATGCCATTCGACTCTCTACCGACCCAAGCACGAACGAAACAATCACCGTCAGCTCTGTGGACGCTGTCACTGTAGCGTTTGCGACAGTCGGAGGCGCAACTCCCGAATTTGCCGATAAGGCAGAAAAGACACGTATGTCGGCAACCGTCACGGGCGACAACCCGTCGCAGGCGGTCACCTGGGATATTATCGGAACTTCCGGAGTTCCAAAGTCCACGAACACCTACATTCAGGGTGACGGTAATCTCTGGATTGCTTCGGACGAGCAGAATTCATGGCTTATTATTCGCGCGCAGTCGATTCAGGACCCAACGAAATCAGCGACTATCAAGGTCGGCATCGGAGTGAAAGCTCCGGACGCATCCACGGTTACCGGAATCGAACTGGCAGGAGCCGAAAGCATCAAGGCGGGAGGATCTGCAACATACACGGCGACAGTCACAGGAGACGACTCCAATCGAGTGGTATGGGCAATCGTCTGGGCTGGTGCAGGTGTTTCCATCGACCAGAATGGCGTGGTGACCACCACGGCAGACGCGCAGGCAGGCACTGCAACGATTGTTGCCACCTCGCAATTGAACCCCACTGTGAGCGCTGTGAAGAACGTCAGCATTACCGTTTGAGTTCGAGCAAATCTGAGCAAGGCCCTCACTGAGATTGCCGGTGAGGGCTTTGTCGTATCATGAGAACATGAAAAGCTATGTAGAAGTCAGTGAAAAGGTGTGGCCTAAAGGCGCTACTGTCATAGTATGCAGCGTTCCCTGGGATGCGGCATATACGAATATCGTGCAATTCGCCAGCATGGCGGACAGAGACGCATATCTTTCTGGTCGCGCATCAAATCGCACTATTATCAGTCAGAACACCTCGATACGTCCGGGGAGGCCGATAACTATCGGGATCCCATATAACAAGCTCAACTCATGCAACTACTTGTATTTGAAAACTGACGTGAACCCCGTGTCTGGCGATCTGTCGAAAACGTATTGTTATTTCATCGAATCAATGGATTATGCTTCTCCCACCAGCACGATAGTCACGTTGCAACTCGACGTATGGACGACTCGACAGTTCGACACTCAATTTGGGTACTCGTATGTTGAACGCGGGCATATTGGCATCGCTAACGCCAACGCGGGAACGTCACCATCGGCAATGCGAAGATATTTCGACATACCCGAAGGACTTGACACTGGAAACCAAATGGCCACCGTCTCTCAATCGTTCAACAATTTCGGTTCAGATGGATGGACATCTCTCTTATCAATCACAAACGACCTGAGCAAACCGGCAGGAACGGAGGACGCTCCATCCTCTGAAACCGCGTCGGGATCAGTAGTGGATGGTCTCATCTCGGCGGCAAACGTTTATGCGGTAGACAACGGACTCGATCTCATGAAGCTCATTGCAGGACTGGGGAAGAAGGGCTGGATAGGACGGAACACGCAAAGCGTGTTCACAATGCCCAAGAAATTCGTGCAAAAGGGTTCCGCTCTCACCATTCACGAGGATTATTCATTCACTGGTGTGAGCGCGTATAGCGTCAACGGGAAGGACCTGGACATTGACGCGGGAGACATGGTGTCCGCGCTGCAATCAGCGTTGCCGGAACGATATAGTGAGCTGCTGAAACTATGCTCATATCCATATAGCGTTATCTCCGCTTCGAATCAGGCCGGAGCGGTAACGCTCTATAAGCCTCAATTCCTAGCGTCTGGAAGGCTCACCTTCCATGCCGCAGTGGTGCTCCTCGCGCCATTCTCGCGTGTGGCGTTATATCTCAAAGGGTATAACGCGCAAGGATCGTCCGATTTGTCAAGCTCATATGCGGATCCGACCGGACTGTCCGGCAACACCATGACAGTGGACGCGGGAGACTGGATCGACGGAGCAATCGTGTTTGACGACTGGCCGCAATTCTCGATACTCAACGATAGCTACAGCATATATTTGGCCAGCAATGCGCATTCACGCGCCTATTCCTACGAGTCGGCAGGATGGAGCAGGGATAAGTCGCAATCCTCGGCAGACCTATCCTATGAGACCAGCAATCGTCGCATAGACACTGCGCGAAATCAACGCAACATCAATCAGGCAGCCGGAGCCGTCAACTCACTTTTAGGCGCGGCGGGTTCGGGAGATATGAAGTCAGCGGGAATCGGACTAGCGCAATCAGCAGTGAGCGGAGCGGCAAACTATGCGAGCAGCGAACTCGGATTCAAACAGCAGGAATGGGAGAACGATGCCAACTACAAACTACAGAACAAAGTCATCAAGGGAGATTATGAAAATACCGTGCATGGCATCAACGCTACAGTGCAGGATGCCGCTCTCACGCCACCATCAGTGGCAGGGGCATCGGGAGGCATGGGATTCAACTTGTCCAACGGCTTCATAGGTCTGCGAGTTTGCGCAAAAATGCTGTCGACAGGAGCGATGGCGGCAGTTGGGGAGTATTGGCTCAGATATGGTTACGCAATACGCCGATACATGAAAGTTCCGGCGAATCTCGTATGCATGACCCATTTCGCATACTGGAAGCTTCAGGACACCTATATCAGGCTCAATGAGGGTACTGAGACCGACCGTCAAACAATCAGAGCCATATTCTCCAAGGGTGTGACCGTATGGTCTGATCCTGATGATATCGGTATGGTAGATCCTGGGCAAAATCGCAAACTCTCCGGTTACGCATACTAAGGAAAAAACATGACAAAGAACATCGACACATCGGAACTCATAGACGACGATATAGCCATGCACGGCAGAAAATTCGTGTATCAATGGCAGCAGAACAAACTCAATGTCATGAGCTTCAAAATATGGCGTCACCTATTCGAAAGCGTCGCGCTGTCAACATTCGAATGGGAAGGACTTCCCGACCTCATCGACCCCAGATATATGGAAATATGCCTCCTGCACTACGGAATGGGAGGATTCTTCGAAATGCGACGAGATACGGGAATGTTCGCGTTCGCACAGGCCACACCATTGGGAAACCCGAACATGTACTACAATCCCAATCAGGTGCAGCTCATACCGCCAAACGGAATAAACCAATGGGTGCGCAACGCCTACTATCATATTAGGGCGCTCAAAGATTCAAGCATCATCCTGGAACGACCGGACGCTATCGTCTGCTATGACAACATACGTCGCGCTCCAATGCTCCCCATGCTGCGAAACTACGCCATGAGACTTGCCAGAATAGATAGAATCTGCGATCAGAATTTTGGCGTGCAAGCCACACCGTATATCATCAACACACTCGAGGAACGATCCAAGGACGCGGCTAACCTCATCAAATCACTCACCGGATTTGAACCGGCGATAATCCAATACAAAACCACTGACGGCGTGAAACCGGAAGTATTGAACCTCAATGCTCCATACGTCGCAGACAAGCTGCTGGCTGACGGCGTGAAGATACTCAATCAGGCACTCACATTATGCGGAGTCGATAATGCAAACACGGAAAAGCGTGAACGCATGCTCGATGGCGAAGCATCGAGCAATGACGAATTGGTCATGCTGATGCGCCGAAGCAGAGCAATGTGCCGCAAACAGTTCGCCAAACAGGTCAACGATCGTTACGGCCTGAACATCAGCTGTCACTACGCCATAACACACACAGACGAAGGAAGGGCCGACATGAGCGCATTCGATGCCGAACCGTCAGAAGACGACTCGGGCAGCAAGTAAATCGAGGGAGAAGACGAATCATGATGAACGACTACATGGAAGCGAATAACACGTTCGGACCTCGCCTGGAACAAGTGATGCAGGATGATTACTATTACAATAAGGTCAACGAAGCTCTAGCCAAGTATCCAATATACGACGAAGCGTTCCGACCAATACTCAATCAGCAAATACTCGACCATTTTTGGCTACGAGAAATAGGAGCAGAGACTCCGGCAGCATTCGCGTTCTACCTTGGCCGACGACTACGCGAGAAAATGCCACAGATCAACATCGTGTTCTCCGCTCTCGCCAATTCCGATCCGCTCTCGAACAACGACATTCACATCCAGGACAATCGCAAGGGGAGCACCTCAGACAATACCGACGCATCAAGCACCGTGAACCAAAGCACAACAAGCTCCAGTGACGGCACGACACACGACACGTCGAACACTACAAGCGACAGCACCGGAAGCACCACCGGGCAAACATCAGGCACTGAGACGGGGAGCAACAAGTCCAACACCACCGGAACCGACAAGCGAGACTCTACGAGCAGGTCGCTCAACTCTCAGAATCCAAACACCAGCATGACCTCGCAGGACATCGCGGACTATTACGACACCGGAACGTTCGCTGACGCGAACATCGAGGACGCTACCACGGGAACGCAGGAGGGAAGCGACAAGAGAGACACCAGCGGCAACAGCAAAGACACCACACTAGGACATGCCACGTCGCAAACAGTCTCAGACGGCAAGAACTCCACCACGGGCAAAGGCGACAGCTCAGCAAAAACTATTGCCACCAATGTCGCGCAGGGAACCAGCCTAGAGGACTATATACATCATAAATACGGTCGTGAAGGCGTTTCCCTACCTGATGCCATAGCAAACTACTATGACGGCTATAACAACGCCACACAGCTTGTTTTTGACGTTCTCGAGCCATGCTTCACACAGTTCCTCACCGACCATTACAATGCCTATTAGGAGGACCATATGACCAACAATCTCAACGACCCGTTTACCGGAGTGCCACTGGGACCACGATTCAACTTGCCTGACTCGTTCGGCAAGGCAGCCAGCTACTGGACGCAGATTCGAAAACTGCTCGAACTGCTCCAGGACAACTATTGGGACTGGGCGACGAAAACCGAATTGTCAAACACAGTGGCGGCAATCAATCGAGCCATAGAGGCAGGAGATCAGCGAGTCTATGACAACCTAGCCAATCAGATCTCTCAACTGTCCAAACTCGTTGAACTGCTCACCATCCAGGCTAACGTGTACGACCCGACGCAGGGGAAATACACCGACAGTCGAACAGCACACAACAACATGATGCGTGAACTCTCCGTATTTGGAGCACGAGTCAATCAGATGGCGACAAAAACATGCAAACAGGCCGCACAATACGCATGCATCACATGGTCAAGCACCGGCAATCGAGACATATTCGGCAATAGCGCACCACGCAACACTCCCATCCGCAACAACAACTAAGGAAAATCATGACAGACACACCCTCTAACCGCAACGAAATAACCGAAATGGCGGGACTCGACTACTCATACACTGAACTGCTCGGACTCGCATTATATGGAGACGTGACACCAGCGGACCTCACCAACGGCCACAATTTCAACATGCGAGAACTCGACAAGGCATTCGGCGATGCCAGGGCAAAAGGGCAGACAGCCCTCGAATATCTCGAAGCCATGGGAGTGATAAGCGAAGCGACAGCAAACGCACTCAAAGCGCGAGTCGATAACGCGGACACTTCGCTCAATGCAATGGGAGCCAGCGGGCAAAACAACGCCACCAACTTCAAAGCGAAAGTCGATAACGCGGACACTTCGCTCAATGTGCTTGGTGCCAGCGGGCAGGCCAGCGCCGCGGCATTGAAAAAGAAGATCGATGACACTGCGACTGGACTCACAAAAAAAGCGAGCACAGAAGACGTGTATTCGAAACAACAGTCCGACGAACGATACCGGATGAAACTCTCCGGCAGCACCGCAATATGGCTCGGAGACTCCATAACCGAAGGGTATCTGTCGGGAGGCACTAATTACAGGCAATATATCAACACAGAGTTCGGATTCACTGAAAAGTTTTTTGCAAAGGGCGGTACGGGCTGGCTGGCAGGAGGTCCAGACGGAGGAGACGACTTCGCCAATCAGGCACAAAAAGCAATCAACAGCACCAGTTTCGACCATGCCGACGTGTCATCAATCTTCATTCTCGGAGGAGTGAATGATTTTGCTTCCAATAGTCAGCAAGCTGCAACAATTGTGAGCAGAGTGACAGCAACGATAAACGCATTGCTCGCAGCCTTCCCGAATGCAAAAATCTATGTAGGCAACTACCTCGGTGGGCAGCGCAGTAAAGGATATACCCTCGCAGGAGGCACATACAAATATGTTGTCACCTCTATAGCTTCCGGTTGCCGACAAGTGCAATCACCGCGACTTATAAGCTTCCCTTGCTTCAAGTGGCTAGCATGGGAAAAAGCTTTCTACAACACCGATGGCTTGCACCCCAATCAAGATGGGCACAAAGAACTTGCCAGACTGCTCTCTAATGTAATTAACGGTGCTCCAGTTGAACCAATGTCATCATTATTGGAATATGACATTATTACGGATACGGATGATAAAAGGAATACATTCCTAAGGAATTATCTGCAACGCACTCCGAACTCAGATTCAATGTTGATTAGCATGGAAGTTTCTCACGTCGTTGCAGACGATGAATTGTCTGGAACAAATAAAGATAATCTCACATGCACACTAGGTATTTTCCCTGAATGGTTCAAAGCGTTTCCCGGATTATTCAAACTATTATGGTCGGAATCTGATTTCAACGGATGGGGGAATCGTGGTTACTATGTTGCTTTAACTACGGACGGTGCATCGGGTACATCAACACCGAAGGTCATATTCACTGGCAAGCATTCGGCAGGCGGAATAGCGGTCGGTAGTTTATTAAAAGTAAACGTGAACTTCGAAGTGCCCATAATTGGATATTTGAACGCATGAGCGCAATAGACTCCATCTCGCATCACGGCCAGAACATCGTTATATTTGGCGATCTCTGGCCAGATGGTCTGCTATGCATAAAATCAGCGACCAACGGATGGATGCCAACCAGCAGGGGCGCTTCCCCGTCGAATAATCCTGGAGGCGGCGATGGTGAACAGAGTCCAGTCCCTAGCGGTCAAATAGGCGAGATGATTCAACTCTGGTACGACAATGCCAACAAATGGAATTACGGTCAGGGAGAGGGCCGCTTAGACCCTCCGAGCAGTCATTACTCCGACTGCTCCGGATGCATATGGTGGGCAATCAACAAAATCAATCCCGATGCAGCAAAAAACGTTGGACAATGGACAGGCTCAATGGTTACGAGCGGCACAGAGATAGCCAGAGGAACGCGAAACACGCCATTCCCCGTAGATAAAGCCAAGGCGGGTGATATTCTTCTTATCGAATGGAATTACACGAACTGGCAGTTCAACGATGTTTCATCGCACGTCGAATGGGTAGTCGGAGAAGACCACCTATGGGGTGCAGGCTCCGGACCATTACCACACGACAGTGGAAAGGCATCTCAATACTGCCGCGCATCCAACCTCGGATGCTGGATGCTGCGACGGATACTCGCGGAGAAATGAGAGCAACAATGATGCATGGAAGAACAAACAAGCCAGAGAGAAAATGGCTCCGGTATGCATCATATGTGGCCACGTTCATTCTTGTAGCCACAGCATCATTCTTTCTGTGCATGGTGATTGAATGGCTGGCATAAAGAAAGCACAGCGTTTCGACCCCTCGCCAATACTGGGAAGCCAAAGCCCAGTCAACATGTGCATAGGTGCTCGAAGAATCGGAAAAACATACACTATGTGTCGTCATGGAATACGAAGATACCTGAAAAACAACGGCGAACAATGGGTATATCTGCGAAGATATGATGAAGAGTTGAAAGACACTCTAGCTGGAAGCAGCACTGCATTCTTCCATCCGTTCGTGAAAGCTGATGAATTCCCAGGAATCGAACTGCGCACCCACGGGCGGCTCATGGAAATCCGCGAAGAGGGAGAGAAACGGTTCCACACGATGTGCAGGC